AAAAGAATACAACTATCAAAGACTCTGCGATTCTATCTGAATCAAAGTTCTTTAAGAAGAAGGATATGATTCCTACTTCTGTTCCAATCATCAATGTGGCTTTGTCTGGTCGTCTTGATGGTGGACTTACTCCAGGAATTACAATGTGGGCTGGTCCAAGTAAACACTTTAAGACTGCATTCTCATTGCTAATGGCAAAGTCCTACATGGACAAGTATGAAGATGCAGCTTTGCTGTTCTATGATTCAGAGTTCGGTACTCCACAGTCTTACTTCGATACCTTTGGTATTGATACAAAGCGAGTTGTTCACACTCCGCTGACTGATGTGGAACAATTAAAGTTCGACATTATGCAACAGTTGTCCAATGTAGATCGTGGTGATCATTTGATTATCGTTATTGACTCCATTGGTAATCTGGCTTCTAAGAAAGAAGTTGAAGATGCCATGGAAGGTAAGTCTGTTGCAGATATGTCAAGAGCAAAACAGATGAAGTCATTGTTCCGTATGGTAACCCCACATCTGAACTTGAAAGACATTCCATTGGTTGTAGTAAACCATACATATATGGAGATCGGAATGTTTCCGAAAGCAATCGTTGGTGGTGGAACTGGCGCAATGTATTCAGCAGATAATGTTTACATTCTTGGTCGCCAGCAAGAAAAAGAAGGCACTGAGATTGTTGGTTACAATTTTATTATCAATGTAGAGAAGAGTCGTTATGTTAAAGAAAAATCTAAGATACCTGTTAGCGTATCTTTTGATGGTGGTCTTAGTAAGTGGAGCGGTTTGCTCGATCTTGCTCTTGAATCCAAGCATGTGGTCAAACCAAGTAACGGATGGTATTCCAAGTGCGATCCAGAGACTGGTGAAGTAGAAGCCAAGAAATATCGTGTCAAAGAAACTGATGATAAAGATTTCTGGTTATCAATTCTTACAAGCAAGACATTCTATGATTTTGTTAAGAACAAATACTCAATCGGTCAGGGTGGACAGATGATGCAAGAAGATGACCTAGACAAAGCATTGGAAGAGTTAGAGTTCGATGAGTAATTTTAGATACCAAATTCTTGAACACAAACACAGTGGACTTCAAGCAATTAAGTTGACTGAGGGTGCGTTTGAGGGTATAATTTATGCTTATGGAAAGGTATCATTCGACCCAGACGAAACGAATGATTCCTTGCATTTAAAGTTTGAGTATGAGATCCTTGATCGTGGTGATAAAGGTATGACAGATATGAAACCCTTTGAATCATACATAGGTGATATCCTACAAGAATTGCTGCATCAAGGTGTGGAAGAAAATAATTTAACATATACAGGCGGAACAGAAATTGATGCGAATAGAACAAAAGATTCTGAGCAATCTGATATTTGATGAGAACTATTGTCGTAAAGTAATTCCATTTATCAAGAAAGAATATTTTGCAGATCGTAAAGAAGTAATTCTCGCAGACGAGATTGTTTCTTTCTTCACGAAGTATAACAAACCAGCATCCAAAGAAATCCTACAGATTGAAGTTAGCAATCGAAAAGACCTCAACGATAAAGAGTTGTCTGAACTTGGCGACTTTATTAACACATTGAGTCAAGAACCAGTAAACACAGACTGGATGTTGGAACATACTGAAAAGTTTTGTAAAGATAGGGCAATTTATAATGGAGTTCTCTCGGCAATCAGAATCATTGACGGTAACGACAAGCACCAAACGAAAGACGCTATCCCATCTATTCTTTCTGATGCTCTTGCCGTTTCATTTGATAATCATATTGGTCACGACTACCTTGATGACCACAATGAAAGGTATGATTTTTATCACAGGGTGGAAGAGAAGGTTGCATTCGACCTTGACATGTTCAATAAAATCACTAAGGGTGGACTCTCAAAGAAAACCCTTAACATTTGTCTTGCTGGCACTGGTGTTGGTAAGTCTTTGTTTATGTGCCATGTGGGTGCTGGTTGTCTAACTCAAGGTAAAAATGTATTATACATAACTATGGAAATGGCAGAAGAGCGAATCGCTGAAAGGATTGATGCGAATCTTCTTAACCTAACCATGGATGAACTAAAAGTTATTGACAGGGATATCTACGAAAGTCGTATTGCCAAGATTACATCTAAGACTAAAGGTAAACTAATTGTCAAAGAATATCCAACTGCTGGTGCTCACTCTGGTCACTTCCGTGCACTGCTAGAAGAACTAAAGTTGAAACGAGAATTTAAACCTGACATTATCTTCATTGACTATCTCAATATTTGTGCAAGTCAACGAATGAAGCAAGGTGGAAGTATTAACTCTTATACATATATTAAGAGCATTGCAGAAGAGTTAAGAGGATTGGCAGTTGAGTATAATGTTCCTATTGTATCAGCCACTCAAACGACTCGTTCTGGATTCACAAACTCGGATCCAGGACTTGAAGATACCTCTGAATCTTTTGGTTTGCCAGCGACAGCTGACTTTATGTTTGCTTTGGTCAGCAATGAAGAGTTAGAAGGATTGAATCAGATTATTGTTAAACAGTTAAAGAATCGCTATAACGATCCAAGTTTCTATAAGAGATTTGTTATCGGAGTTGATCGAGCGAAAATGAAATTGTATGATGTAGAAGCATCGGCACAAACTCTGAGTGACTCAGGAAAGAATGATGACGATGAACCAATGTTTGATAAGAGTAATTTTGGTCGTAGACAAAAAGCAGAATCGTTCGAAGGATTTAAGTTTTAGGAGAAAGTTATGGTAAAGATAATTGTAGCAAAAGAAAAACTTGATATGACTCATATGTTGGGACAATTTCCTGATGAGTCACATTATGATTTCCTCATTGAAGAGGACTGCGATGTTTATATGCCAGAAATTCCTGGACATCCAGAGTTGACATACTCTGAAGACAGGATTGTTTTAAAGTTCCGCAAGAACTATTTTAGTAAAGAACAACAAGACCAAGCCTACTTTGGTCTCCGTGAAGCAGCAACTGAAACTCAGAACAGAGGTATGGCTGCAGGTCCAAGAGCAGAGAAATTGGGTAATCGTGAGTGGGTCACTGAATACGAATCAGAAATTATTGATTACTTCTTGAATCCAAAGGCATCGTTGGATGGAGATCCAATTGATGTTATCAAAGCCAAACACGAAGGTAAGACTGACAAACCATCCACACGAAATAATGTTTGGGGTATTCAAGCAGTTAAGAGAGATGGATTTGTATTCAATGAATGGGTTGAGAAAGTTCGTAAACTAGATGCATCTGATATGGTTATCGAAGCAAGACGAGTAGAGAAAGCGTATGTGTGCGCAACTACCTATGCCAATGGTGTTATGTCTGGCATTGCTGGATGGTTCGATCGTTATCCTCGCATTCCTTATGGTCGTGCGACATCTTATACTGCTCGTGAGCCAGCAAAGTTTGCCATGGCATATCCATTCTTGCAGCAACTTGCGCAAGGTTTCAAAGACTTGTTGCCATGGAGATACAATAATCAAATGGAAGCAGCAAAGAAACTAGATCCTGCTTTCTTAGTTCCTGGAACTCCATTCACCACTGTTACAGTTAATAAGTCTTTCAGAACTGCGTGTCACTACGATGCTGGCGACTTTACTGCTGGTCTATCTAATCTATTGACTCTAACAAACAATGGTAATTATACAGGTTGTTATTTGGTAGCACCAGAGTATCGTGTTGCTGTCAATCCAAGACCTGGAGATCTATTACTCATTAACAATCATGAAGTGATGCATGGTAATACTCAAATTGAATTACTTGATGAAGAAGCAGAGCGAATCTCATTGGTTGTTTACTTCCGTGAGAAGATGCTTGAGTTGGGTTCAAAGCAATACGAAGATTGTCGTTATGACTTTGTTGAACAACGCAGACTTAACAAAGAACATCCAGACCAAAAATATGAAGATGGTTCTCAGCGACATCTTTGGAATGGTGTTAGTTCTTCTATGTGGGAGTCTGATGAGTGGTATGAATACCTTGAGTCAAGACTTGGTAATGATACTCTAATGAAGTATCACCCAGAATCACAAAAGGCAAATTCACTTGAAGGATTCTTTTAATGTGTTCAGTGATTGGAGCAATCCTGCAGAGTCCAACCCTGCAGGATTTTGATATGTTACATCGTGTGTTCCTTGAGTCTAAGATTCGAGGAATGCATGCTACTGGTTTGTCTTATGTTAAAGCCAATTCTATCGTTACGCAAAAGCTACCAGTCTCTGCAGATAAGTTTCCATTTGATTTTGAATCGTATCTAAACGAAGACGGCAACTTGTACTTAATTGGTCACTGTCGTTACAGTACCAGTGATTTAGAATTCAATCAACCAATTGCCAATGAGAATCTTTCAGTAGTTCACAATGGAGTTATCACTCAAGAGTTACCTGAAAAGTGGAAAGAACTCTATGGTTACGATTGTGAAACTAAAAACGATACTGAATTGATACTACATACAGCAGAAGATTGCATCAGTCCATTGGTTCGTTGGAAAGATTCTAGTCTTGCAGTTATTGAGTTGCATGTTGATAAAGTTATTAGATTCTATCGCAATGGTAAGCGTCCATTATATTTGACTTCTATCTCAAATGGGTGTATAATTACTTCTACTGCTGATGTTCCAAAACGAGCATTTGTTCCAGGATTTCCTATTAACACTTTGATGAACCATTACATTACATTTGATGACCAACTTGCAATGACTATCGAAAGAGAAGTTATTGAGGATGAGGTAGACTTACAATATGAACTTTGTTAATTCAACAAGAGTTGAAGAGTTAATTAAAAATAGCCCAGCTGGTAAGAACACTAAGTTCTTATCGGCTGCACACTCATTGTGGTATCGCTTTCATAACTATGACAAAGCACCACCAATGGCTCTTGAAGTGAATGGTGATGTTGTTTGTTTAATCTTTGCCACATTCAATCGTGATGGTTATAGTAATCTGTATGAGATTGTTACACTTGAAGGACAAGAAGGTAATGGATATGCATCAAAGTGTTGGGATGCATGGATTGATTATGCAGTAAAGGAAAGAAAGATGACTCGACTAAAGATGTCTTGCACTCCTTCTTCAGTTACATGGCACTACAAGAATGGTTTGATTTGGTGGGCAGTTGATCCAACAGGTTCACTTCGTTCAGACCAACCGCTGTTTCCAACGAGAGCAGAACAGATTGCTTATCGTGACTTTGCCATTGTGAATCCACTTCAAGCATTACCACCATACAAAGCCAGAGACCAATTTCGTGGTGAAGGTTTGGAATCATACAAGTGGGGTGAGAAGAAGAAAGCAAAGAGCCAAACAGCAATTGATGCAGTTGGCAAGGCATGGTTGCGAGACGCATTACTAGAACAACCATCGTTGGAAGAGTTTTTAGTATGACCAAAGAATATCGTAAGGTAATGGGATTCACTCGCAAGGATGAGTTTCAAAAGTATCTTTCAGCAAAAGATATTAAAGAGCCAAACTGGACAGTGATTCAAAAACAAAATTCTCGTTTGGATAATATCTTCAATAAAATCAATCAACAGTTATCTGTTCCATACGAGGGAAATATTAGCCAAGACATTATTGATACTTTTATGCAAATTAAGAATAACAATATTCTTCCTCGTATGAAAAACAATGGTCGTGCCATGGAAGATGTTTACTATAACTGGATGCTTGGTTACCTAGCTGAAAAGATATTTACTCCATTTATTATTGATAAATTGATACTGGGTAAACTCGAAAGAAATGGTGGAGATGACCTAACGAGCATTGATACCTTTAAACGAACAGGTGATGCAGATTTGATTGATAAGACTGCCGATGTTCGTATTGATGTTCAGTGCGGAACTGGTGATGGTGTGTCAACTATTAAAAGACATAAGGTTGATCATGCATTGAAACATGATGGTGCTTCTTATTGTTTTCTAATTGGATTGTTCACTGGCACATATGCCATTGTAAATTTAAAAGATATAAAAGACGAGTTCTTTTACAAAAACGAAAGATGGGAAAACCAGTTATGCTGGGATGTTCCTGAGATTTCATTTAAGAGATGGTATGCTTGATTATAGATTAGAACAAAATCGTAGGGAAGCGTTCATTCGCTGGTATGCTTGGTCATTAAAGTATGATGATTGCGATCCAGCAGTGTGGGCAACGAACTACCTAAACAAAAGATACGAACATAACGATGAACAGAAGTTGTGGTTGTGCTGGTTGTATGGTAATACATACTATCTTCCAACTGCTTGGATTCTTATGAATGAATTTCCAGACTTCGAGTTGGCAACAGTTGATCGTATTACTCAATGGAACACTGCCAACTATAAACGATTAAGATATCAGACTGATACAAAGTGGAACAAGGGACATCTCCCTGCGATGTTTTCTTCTTATCAGCAATTCATTGGCGATAAGACACAACGAGAAAAACTGGAAGAATACTATGGATCAACTGACGAAGAGAACTTTAATAATCTGTGGACAGGCATTAAGTCTGGGTTGCATAAGTTTGGTCGTTATTCCACTTGGTTTTATCTTCAGCATCTTAAGCATACTGCTGGTATCCATATCACTCCTACTAGCCTCATGCTTGATGATTATGATGGCTCTCGCTCTCATCGTAATGGATTACTTCTCGCCATTGGGAGGGATGACGATATGGATAGAAAACTCACTGGAGTCGATTATTCAAATTTGGAAGCACAAGCGAGAGACATTCTCGCTGAAACGAAAGCGAGATTCCCAGAACTGGACTCGCAAGTAGATTACTTTACAATGGAAACCTGTTTGTGTTCTTTCAAGAAGATATTCAGAAAGAGTCATGGAAGGTATCTTGGTTACTATCTTGATCGACAAGCAGAAGAGATTCAACAGTGCGAGAAAGATGGTTGGTATGGTATTGACTGGAATGTTCTATGGCAGTCAAGAGAAGAAACTATTGATTTGAGATTAGACCATAGACATGGTATTGATAAAGAGAAGTTTACATCATTCCTTAACACTGGTAAAATGCAGAATATGGATTGGATGTTTGAAGATGAAGAACCTATATTAAATGGATTGGAGATGTTTACATGACAACAGTAATTGGTGGAATTGTGCACAATGCGGCAACAGGTGATATGAAAGTTATGACTGACACAGGATTAGTTTCAATTAGCAATGGTGGCATAACAACAGGAAGTCTTACAGTATCTTCTGGTACTGTTTCTTCCAGTACTCTATCATTCGGTGGATTTGATATGGAAGACTTTCTTGACACGCATTCGTTCAATAAGATTACAGTTGAACATAAGGTTGCCGAGTTCGAGTTAGCCAAATTAAAAGAAACTGTTCCAACCTATGCAGACGAGATTAAAGAAAACTTGTCTAAGAATCTTGCACGAGATATAATTAAGAAAACTACCTTCACCAAGAAGCACAATGTAGATAGTGACACACACCACTTTCTCGGAAGAGTATGGGTGTTCACTGAAGATGAATTGAAGAACCTAATCCAAGAAGCCAGAAATGCTTAAAGATAACTTTGGTCTTGCAGACTCTATTAATATTAAGAAAGTGACTAATCCTATGAAAACTCGTAAACTGATTGCTGTGGGTGGACAACCTGGAACTGGTAAGACCACTCTATTCCGTAAGTTTATGGAAGGAAAAGATTGGATTGATGTTGCCCCAGTTAAGCTGGTAAATGCCAGCTACAATATAGAGCGAGACCTATACATTCTAGGTAAGTATGAAGAGGGTCAAGTCTTCGCTGGAACGGATCGACTTTCTATGGCAGTCCAACCTCCACTACAAGACTGGATCGCTTCACACAACTGTAACATCCTATTCGAGGGAGATCGAATCTTTAATCAGTCTTTCTTAGAGTTCGCTATGGGATTACCAGATACAGATCTTCAGGTGGTCTATTTGAAGACTACTAAAGAAGTCCTAGAACAGCGTTATAAGGATCGTGGATCCGACCAATCTGAACAATTCCTAAAAGGCAGAGAAACTAAATATAGTAATCTACTATCAAACTTTGAACTGATGCCTTATATTACCGAGTTTAGTAACACTAACTTAGAGGAGCAGGGAAAGGTACTCGCATTCTTGGAGGATAATTTCAAGATGTAAAATGCCTTTCTGGGATGTAAAATGTCATGCAATTTTGAATTCCTGGAAAACGCTAATTACGATTGGATGGATCTGCTCAACTTTCACGAGCGTCCATTCAGAGCGAAATTTATACCTTCGAAAGTATGGCAAGACTTAGACAACTATTGCAACGATAGTAAGGGTCTTTCAAACTATTTCAGAAAGTGGAAAACTAAAGTCGAGTTCCTTCCACAAAAATCTAAAGCCAAATTGTACGATAACTATGTTGCCGTTGGTGGTGAATATGGACCAGATGAACGACAGTGTTGTATCCAAATATACACAACTTCATTCGATAGGTTTCCATTCACACAAGATACTTGGAACAAGTTTAAGTATCGTATAATCCAGACTCAAATGCATGAGTTAATACACTTTATGCAGTTCGACAGAAGAGGAGATGAATGGTCTGGCTATGTCGTTCCTTACAAGAAAGTAAAACATGAAAAGAAGAACATTGAGAGAAGATATCTCTCCGAGTTCGATGAAATTCAGGCATATGCCCACTGTGTGTTACTTGACTTCAAAATCTACAAACCAACTATCACCACAGAAGAACTAATCAATAGAGCAAAGCACTCTAAGGATTCTTCCACCCTAAACTACATCCTCAAAGCATTCAATTACGACTATCGTAATAACGCTGCAATTCCTAAGTTGATGCAGCAAATCGCCAAGTGGGATCGTAAATACCAGCGAACTATACGAGCATCTCGTCGTCCTAAATAATCCTTACTGGGATCTTTTTAGGAACTTTCGTGACTGCAAACACCGTATTATCAGACATTAACGAAATTTATACAGGCTATGTACTAGCAGGTAATAAATGGTTCGACTCGTCTGCTAAATTACAATATGATCAGCGTGTAAAGCAAGCCAAGCCAGAAGAAGTAGCCGATGCTGAGGGTAAAGCCAGAGCAATGGCAGAGTATTTTATTGATTGGGCAAAGGACAATAAATACAAAGGATTCGTTAATAAAGTTTGGTGGACTGCTAGACCAAACTCTATGACATCAGCAGTGGGTAGATTCGTAGATCAGAAAAAGAATCCAACTGATATATTGGTTAAATTTAATGATGGTCCAGCAGATGGGTTTTTAGGATTGTCTGCCAAAGCAACTCAAGGATCAGGTGATATTGGATTTAAGAATCCAGGTGTTGGAACTATTGATACTAATCTTACTATGTCTCTTGCCAATGAATATAAGTTATTATTGCAAGACACTATAACTAGATTTAAGTTACCAAACCCTGCCACTGAAAGAAAGATCTATATTAGGACACACCCAGAAGTAAAGAAAGAGACTGAAGAAATTGGTGTGAAGATGATGGCAGGTATGAGAGATAAATTATTAGAGAGACTATTGAAATTTAATCAACAAGAGTTGTTAAAATATCTTCTCTCTGATTGGATGGATGCTGAAGTGCAGTATCCACCATATATTAAAGTTACAGGGCAGGGAAGTAAACCTCCCTATAAAGCAACAGTGATGGATCCAGTGAAGAACGAAAAACTAGATGCGTTATCAAAGTATCCCATCACTTTGGAAAAAGTAGGCAACGAGTCGATTGGCGTAAAAGCTGGTGAAAAAAAGATTATGAAGATTCGTTTTAAATTCGAGTCAGAAAAGATGGCATCATCTTTAAAACTCTCAGGGGATCCATGGTAAACATATGCTAAATTTCAAAACATTTATTAAAGAAGAAGTCTTAAAAGAAGATTTACTGTTAGAAGCAGAATCTTCATCTGTTGATTCAGATGATAAAGGTAAACTCCATGAGATACTTTTAGCAAAACATCTACATCCTCAGACCACACTTCCAGAACATCATCGTTCATTCTCTGATAATCCAGACCATGCTGGTACTCCAGAACAGGTACATGATAAACTAAAAGAAAAGATTCCACCTGCAGCATACGAAGAAATTGATCGTCATGCAAAACAATCTGCAGCAGCGTTTAAACAAAGCATGCAAGAGCAAGGACATATTGGTGACCATGCACACATCGGTAATGTTCACTGGACATCAAATGCAGATAAACCAAATGTTGCTGGTGACCATGAGAAAACTACTGGTGTTAAGGATGTAAACTCCAACGCTGACTTAATTGTTACATTACACGACAAAGAAGGTAAACCTGTTGGACACCATGGCATCTCTGCCAAGTATGGTTCACAAGAGCCAAACTATCGCAATCCAGGGCTTGACGCATTAGAAAAAACTGCTAAACTATCATCAGGATCTCTTGGTGCTCCAATGCAGCACCATACTGATGCGATGGAAAAACTTGGTTATAATGGTTCTGCTGATCAGAGAAACATTCAAACTAAAATTGATGAGATGCCTATCAATGAGATTCGTCAGAAACATGCTGAGGGTCTTGCTTCGATTCAAGCAGGTAAGAAACTCTCTGGTAAAAAGAAAATCATGCATGAACACATGGACAAATTTATTCAAGCACATGATGCGCTGCCAGAAAAGAAACAAGAAGCATTCCGTCAACAAGCAAGTCAAAGAGCAGAAACTGCTCGTGCCTCTAATCTTGCTGCAAGAACTCAAATGACTCAATCGTTTGCTACAGGTATGGCACAACACAAGTCAGAAGATCTAGCGAATATTATTCGTCAGAATGTATCACCGAATACTCACATTCCTCATACAGTTGTGCACAGTAAAGTTAAAGATAGTGGAGAAGCAGAATCCGTGATCAAACCAATGCACAGTTTAGCCGATGAACATTTGTCGCAATTTAAGCCAGACTCTTTACATGTAGTTCCAGGAAAAGGAACATCAGTTACCATTAAGGGTATCCATGCTAAGACTGGTAAGCCAACAGTTGCTGCTCGCTACACGATTAAATCATCCTCTGGTGCTCACAAGAGCGCAGTAGGCACTTTCAAGCTACAATAATCCCCTCAACTTTGTAGGGTTATCGCTTGACAATTATTGCAACTTAGGGTATAATAGTAATATGATACTAGGATTTA